CAAGGGAAAGAAGTCGAAGTAGAAGTCGAAGTAGTAGACGACATACCGAAGGCGGACAGAGGGCGTAAAGCATCTAAGCCCCCCGAAGACCTTACTGATGAAGAGTTAGAAGATTACTCAGATAAGGTACGCAAACGAATACAGCACTTTAGTAAAGGTTATCACGACGAGCGGCGTGCCAAAGAAGCGGCGCATCGTGAACGTGTGGAGTTTGAAAACTACGCAAAAACGCTTGTTGAAGAGAACAACAAGTTAAAGAGTAGTGTCGAAAAGAATCAAGCAGCGTTACTGGAGCAAGCTAAGAAAACTGCTAGTGGAGAGATGTTACTAGCTAAACGGGCATACAAAAGAGCGTATGAGGCCGGAGATGCAGATAAACTGTTGGATGCGCAAGAAAAGCTAACGAATGCCAAGATAAAAGCGGATAAGTTAGCAGATTTTGAGCCAGAGGCTTTACAAGAAGCTGAGATTCCTGTACAAATACCGCAAGAAGCTCCAATTCAACCAGATACCAAAGCGTCCGAATGGGCAAATGAAAATTCTTGGTTCGGTTCTGATGACGAGATGACAGCTTATGCTATGGGTGTACACAGTAAGCTGGTTAAGCAAGGTGTGGACACCACTAGCGATGAATACTACGAGACTATTAATTCTCGTATGCGAAATACCTTCCCCGAAGAGTTTGGGGAAACTGAAGAATCAGAGGTTAGGACAAGTAAGAAGCAGTCTAATGTGGTTGCACCCGCTACGCGGAGCACAGCACCTAAGAAAATTAGGTTAACGCAGACACAGGTAGCTATTGCTAAAAAACTTGGAGTACCCCTAGATTTATACGCCAAAAAGGTTGCAGAAGAGATGAGGAAAGTATAATGGCTGAGAATAGAATCAAACGTGAAGAAGTTACCCGTGAAAAAACGGCCCGTAAAGCAGCTTGGACTAGGCCAGAAGTATTGCCTTCGCCTCACCCCGAGCCGGGCTACGCATTTCGCTGGATTCGTGTAAGCACGCAAGGTAACATGGACGCCACTAACGTATCCTCAAAACTACGCGAAGGTTGGGAGCCAGTAAAGGCATCGGATCACCCAGAGATTACTCTTGTGTCTATTGAGAACGAAAAGTTCAAAGACAACTTGATAATCGGTGGGCTTATGCTGTGTAAAGCTCCTGTTGAAATGGTTGACGAGCGCAACACGTACTATAAAGATCAGAGTACCGCGCAAATGCAATCAGTTGACAACAGCCTAATGCGAGAAAACGACCCTCGAATGCCGTTATTTAATGACCGCAGATCGAAAGTTACCTTTGGTAGCGGGTCTTAATTAAACTATTTTATAGGTGAAATAAATGGCAACTACAGCCTCTCCATACGGGTTTGTTCCCGTACGTAAAGCTGACGGTACACCTTATGCTGGTGCCCGTGATGCTTTTCTTATTACTCCTGCTGGCGTAGCTCAGAACATCGGTTACGGCTCTCTCGTTGAGATTAATGCAGGTTATGTTCAACTAGCTTCTGGCACTGGCACAGACGCAACTACTAACAACCTCGGTGGCAACACTATCGGTGCTCTGGGTGTGTTCGTTGGTTGTGAATATGTTAACGCTGAAGGTCAATTGATTTTTGCTCAGTACTACCCATCAGGCACTGCTAACGCTACTGCTTATGTCATTACTGATCCGGGCGTAACTTTCCAAGTACAAGCTGACGGCGCTATCGCTCAGGCTGCTCTTGGGCACAACGCTCCTTTGACTGCGGCACAGAACGCCACTACTTCAGTAAATACTGCTACTGGTAAGTCTAATGTTGCATTGGACGCTACTACTGCTACTGCTACTAAAGCGTTCAAAGTGATTGGCTTTGTAACCAAAACTGGTTCTGCCATTGGCGACGCTAAGACTGATGTCTTGGTTAAATTTAACCTACCGTACCACCAGTTTGGTACCGGCATCGTAGGAGAATAACTAGATGGCTATTTCAAGAAGTCAATTACTCAAAGAGTTGCTACCCGGACTTAACGCACTATTTGGTCTGGAGTATGCAAAATATGGCGAAGAGCACAAAGAGATTTTCGAGACTGAAACCTCTGACCGTTCTTTTGAAGAAGAAACTAAGCTGTCTGGTTTTGGCTCTGCCCCAACTAAAGCTGAAGGTTCTGCAATCGAGTACGATAACGCGCAGGAAGCATGGAGCGCACGCTACACGCACGAAACTGTTGCAATGGGTTTTTCAATCACTGAAGAAGCGATTGAAGATAACTTGTATGACTCTCTGTCATCTCGTTACACCAAAGCACTGGCTCGCGCTATGGCATACACCAAGCAAGTTAAAGGCGCAGACATTCTGAACAACGCTTTTGCTGGCACTACCTACGGCGACGGAAAAGTACTTTGTGCTACCGATCACCCTCTGGTTAGCGGTGGAACTAACTCCAACCGTCCTACTGTTGCGGCTGACCTTAACGAAACTTCTCTGGAAGCAGCTATCATTCAGGTAGCAGGCTACACTGATGAGCGTGGTCTCTTGATCGCGGCCAAGCCTAAGAAGCTAGTTATCCCACCTGCCTTGCAGTTTGTTGCAACTCGTTTGCTTGAGACTGAAGGTCGTGTAGGAACTGCTGATAACGACATCAACGCCATTATGACTAACGGCGCAGTACCCGGCGGATATGCAGTCAATCACTACCTGACTGACACTGACGCTTGGTTTATGATGACTGACGTGCCAAATGGTCTGAAGCACTTTGTACGTAGCCCAATGGCTACCTCTATGGACGCTGATTTCGATACTGGCAACAGCCGTTACAAGGCTCGTGAACGCTACTCGTTTGGTGTTTCCGATCCACTGGGTATCTACGGATCGCCCGGCGCTTAATAGCGTAGTAACATGCTGTACTAAGGGGGTTTCGGCCCCCTTTTTTATGTTTGCGTAAAATCACACACTGTGGTATGTTCTCATATATCGGGAAACAATCCGGTGAATCTGACAGACCCGACTGACGACATGTAGACAGATTTGCCTTAACCTCACATGTGAGAACTTTATAATGGCTAAAACCACTTTTTCAGGCCCAGTCCGTTCGGACAACGGCTTTCAAATCCCTGTTGTAACTACTGCTAACCTCCCAGCTTTTGGTGATGTAGCTGTAGGTACTGCTTATATGGTCAGCGATAACGGCTCTGGTAACGATGAATACGCTATCGTAATTAACACTGGCGCTGCTTGGGTAACTGCTATTGGCGCGGCTCTTAGCTAATAGGAGGCATTTATGTCTAGTTCTGATGTTTCCGCAAAGCGGATTACTGGCGCAGGCTCGGTAGGTGTAGGGCCAGCGCGAGTAAGGCAAGTACAAGTACTGACTAATAACTCTGGCGCGGGGCGGCTCACTATAACCGATGGTAACGGTGGAGCTACCCTATTAGATATTGATTTTGAAGCTAATGACTCCCACTCTGTTAACATTCCCGATTACGGGGTACGTTTTCAAAGTGATGTCTTTATTACTGCTTTCACCAATATCGACGCTATTACAGTGTTCTATAGTTAATGCGTAGCTATTACAAGTCCGGCGGTAAAGTCGATAAAAAGGCTATGGCGTGCAATAAACCACGCCGGACTCCCTCGCACGCTAAGAAATCTCACATAGTTAAGGCATGTGAGAACGGCAAAGAGAAAATAATACGTTACGGTGAACAAGGCGCATCTACAGCAGGTAAGCCTAAGAAGGGCGAGTCCGCTAAGATGAAAGCTAAACGTAAATCTTTTAAGGCTCGTCATGGTAAGAATATAGCCAAAGGCAAGATGTCTGCGGCATATTGGGCAAATAAATCCAAATGGTGATATAGATGGACAGAAGTTCTAAGAAAAAAGCAGAAAAGCTAGAGAAAAATAAAAAGCAAGCGTATGAGCAGTCTAAAAAAATATACGAAGCGGAAGAATCCCTTCCCGAAGGTAGCATCAGGAAAAAAATTGTTGGGGCTACCGATAAGATCGGAGATAAAATTCGCGGTTCATCGGTAGGAAGACTTGCAAAGAAGATGGGAACAGGGACATTTTCTAGGGATGATGAAGCTCAGATGCAAGCTCGTAAAGATGTTAAAGGGTACAAGAAAGGCGGTAAGGTTCGTGGTTACGGCATGGCTCGTGGCGGCAAAGTTTGTAAGATGCGCTAATGAGACGCTACTACAAGAAGAGCGATTGTGGTTGCGGCAGTAAACCCCGAAAGATGAAAGAAGGGGGCACTGTAAAAGACGCGTGCTACAAAAAGGTCAAGAAGCAATATAAGGTGTTCCCGTCTGCTTACGCGTCGGGAGCCATTGCTAAGTGCCGGAAGAAAAAGGCTGGTAAGTAATGCGTACGTATTACAAGTCTGGTGGAGGAGTTCGCAAAACCGAAAAAGGTGCGGCCCTAAAGCGTTGGTTCAAAGAAGATTGGAAAGACGTTAAGACTGGAAAGGCTTGTGGTAGAAAGAAGGGAGACGGTAGGGGAACACCTTACTGCCGCCCTTCTAAACGTGTATCTGAAAAAACCCCCAAGACTTCTGGTGAGATGTCTAGTGCCGAGAAAGCAAAGAAAGTAGCGGAAAAGAAAAGGCTAGGACAACCAGCAGGTAAGCCTAGACGAGTATCAGCTACTAAGCGGAGAAAGAAATAATGGCTACATCAAACTCTACAGCGTTTAACATGGAGTTCACTGAGATCGCGGAAGAAGCGTTCGAGCGAGCGGGCCGTGAGATGCGTTCTGGGTACGACTTAAAAACCGCTAGACGTTCTATGAACTTGCTTACTATTGAGTGGCAAAATCGCGGCATTAACATGTGGACTATCGACGAAGGCACTATTAACTTAGTTAAAGGCCAGACCACTCCCTATGATTTGCCCGCAGATACCATTGATTTGTTGGAGCACCAGATACGTACGGGTAGCGGAAATGCAGCTACACAAACTGACCTATCCATAAGCCGGATTAGTGTGAGCACGTACGCTTCTATCCCTAACAAGTTAACACAAGGCAGGCCCATACAACTATATATTGAGCGTTTGCGGGATAACCCCAAAGTAAATGTATGGCCTCTACCAGATAATAATGACTACGTACTGTACTACTGGCGTATGCGCCGCATACAAGATGCCGGTAGTGGCGTAGAAACAGCGGATATGAACTTTAGATTCTTCCCGTGCCTAGTAGCAGGACTGGCATACTACATAGCCATGAAGCTGCCCGAGATGGCAGAAAGAGTGCCCTTGCTAAAAGCTGTGTACGACGAGCAGTTTGCATTGGCCGCAGGAGAAGATAGAGAGAAGACTTCGGCTAGGTTTACCCCCCGCATAGGGTATATGTAAGCATGGCTACTCAGTTTGCTTCTGATAAGAAAGCCATCGCGTTATGCGACGTGTGTGGGTTCCAGTACAAACTAAAGGAACTGAAGAACCTAGTTGTAAAGAATGTAGATACTAATTTAAAAGCGTGCCCTGAGTGTTGGAATCCAGATCAGCCTCAGAACATGCTAGGAGAGTTCCCTGTACACGATCCACAAGCGTTACGTGATCCTAGACCAGACCAAAGCCTAGGAGAGTCAGGAAACAATAGTAGTAGGGACATACAGTGGGGTTGGAACCCTGTAGGTGGAGGAGTCGATCCTTTTGGATTAACCCCCAACATATTGTTAATAAATGGTAGTATAGGACAAGTTACTGTAACTACCTCATAGGAGCATTAAGATGCCACAAGTAGGAAATAAAGAGTTTGCATATACAGATGCAGGTAAAGCAGCCGCTAAAAAAGAAGCAAAAAATACTGGCAAGAAGATGACCAGTGCTTATAAAGAAGGCGGTAAAGTTAAGGTTCGTGGCACTGGCTGCGCAACTAAGGGTTTGTACGCACGCGGCCCAATGGCATAAGTTATGAACTATACTGAACTGAAAGCTAATATCCAAGACATCTGTGAAAACACGTTTACAGATGACCAACTCGCTATGTTCACGGAGCAGGCGGAGCAGAAGATATACAATTCAGTACAGATACCTGCCCTGCGTAAGTTAGATGAAGGCCCAGTAGTTCAGACCAACAAGCTGTATACTTTACCTAGCGACTACCTGTATACGTACAGCATAGCGGTAATAAGTAATAACACGTACACGTATCTTCTAAACAAAGACGTTAACTTCTTACGCGAAGCGTACCCAGTTAATACTGCCGTTAACTACGGATTACCTAAGTTTTATGCTTATTATAGCGATACTAAACTAGAGCTGGCTCCCACCCCCGATGCTAACTATGAAATAGAACACATTTACGGGCATTACCCTACGTCTATAGTAACTGCGGGTACTTCATGGCTAGGTAATAACTTTGACTCCGCACTGTTAAATGGAGCCTTGATAGAAGCTATCCGGTTTATGAAGGGCGAGCAAGATATAATCGCTAACTACACTAACATGTACATGCTAGCCATGAAGCAGTTAGAGAACCTTGGTGACGGTAAGTTGCGTCAGGATTCGTACCGATCTGGGCAGTTTAGAACTCCGGCGCAATAAGGAATTAGATTATGGCTATAGCTCAAGCAATGTGTACTTCTTTTAAAGTCGCTCTATTAAACGGAGAGATGGACTTTAGTAGTGGTACTGCGCAGACTTTTAAGGTAGCCCTGTATACAGGAGACGCCTCTTTAGGCGCAGATACTCCGGCGTATACAACTAGTAATGAAGTAGCAAACGGTAACGGGTACACTACTGGCGGATATACTCTGACCATTAGTACAAACCCTACAGACGGAGGTTCAGGCACTACAGCTTTTCTGGACTTCGCAGACGCTACGTGGGCAAACTCTACAATTACTGCTCGCGGTGCGCTTATATATAAAGTGGGAGGGGGCAACCCTTCTGTAGCAGTATTGGACTTTGGGGCGAACAAAAGCACTAGTAACAGTCCTTTTACTGTACAATTTCCTACGGGTAACGCTACAAGCGCCATAGTGCGTATAGCCTAAACAAACAGAATAGCCGTGTGAGGCCAAAGAAATGACAACGCAATACACTTCGATTTTAAAACTAGCCTTACCTGTACAGGGAGAACTAAGCGGTACGTGGGGGGATGTAGTAAACGATAATATAACCTCTATGGTAGAACAGGCTATAGCGGGGCGTGCGGTCATTGATTCGTGGACTGCAAACGCGCACACGTTAACCACTGCTAATGGAGTTACGTCCGAATCTAGGTGTGCAATGCTAGAGTTTACTGACTCAGGCACCCAGCTAACCGGAGCGGGTAGTGTGGTATGCCCAACTCTATCTAAGATATACATAGCTAAGAACGCTTCTGGACAAAACGTAACCCTAAAAACATCTGGCGGTACCGGCATTCTAGTCCCTAGCGGGCGCACTATGTTCTTGTTTTGTGATGGGACTAACGTAGTTGAGGCGGTAACAAGTACTACTTCTTTGCAGTTGGGTACTAGCACGACGGTAACAGCGGTACTCGATGAAGACAACATGGCCTCAAACAGCGCCGTGTCTCTCGCTACACAGCAGTCGATCAAAGCATACGTAGATGCTCAAGTAGCCACATCCGATACCCTTGCGGAAGTACTAGCTAATGGAAATACCACTGGCGGTACAGACGTATCCGTGTCTACTGATGACAAGGTGCAGTTCCGCGACGCAGCTATATACATTAACTCTAGCGCAGACGGGCAACTTGATATTGTTGCTGATACAGAAATACAGCTAGCCGCTACTACAATTGATGTAAATGGCATCCTAGATGTTTCTGGGAATATAGTAGCGGGCGGTACAGTTGATGGACGAGATGTCGCTACTGATGGAACTAAGCTGGACGGTATAGAAGCTAGCGCAGATGTAACAGATACTACTAACGTCACCGCCGCAGGCGCGTTAATGGATTCTGAGGTTACTAACCTAGCACAAGTTAAAGCCTTTGACTCTGCTGACTATGCTACCGCTGCTCAGGGTACAACTGCTGATGCGGCACTCCCTAAAGCCGGTGGTGCAATGACCGGAGCTATAACAACTAATAGTACGTTTGACGGACGAGATGTCGCTACCGATGGAACTAAACTAGATGGTATAGAAGCTAGTGCAGACGTTACTGATACTACTAATGTTACAGCCGCAGGAGCGTTAATGGATTCTGAGGTTACTAACCTTGCACAGGTTAAGGCTTTTGATTCTTCAGATTACGCTACCGCTGCTCAGGGTACAACTGCTGATGCGGCACTCCCTAAAGCCGGTGGTGCTATGACAGGCGCTATAACAACTAACAGTACGTTTGATGGGCGCGATGTAGCTACTGATGGTACTAAGCTGGACGGTATAGAAGCTAATGCAGACGTTACTGATACTACTAATGTTACCGCCGCTGGCGCACTAATGGATTCGGAAGTGGATGCAGATATAAAAACGCTATCGGTACCCGCAAACACAACAATTAGTGATTATGGCAAGACACTGGTAGATGATGCAGATGCCGCCGCAGCCAGAACGACACTGGGCTTGGGGACAGCCGCAACCACAGCAGCTACGGACTACGCTACGGCTGCTCAGGGAACAACCGCTGACGCCGCGCTTCCTAAAGCCGGTGGTGCTATGACAGGGGCTATAACAACTAACAGCACGTTTGATGGGCGCGATGTAGCTACTGATGGTACTAAACTAGATGGTATAGAAGCAAGCGCAGACGTTACAGACGCTACTAACGTCACAGCCGCAGGCGCTTTGATGGACAGCGAACTAACGGCGATTGCTTCTGTTAAGGCGCTGAACCAAGGTGTAGCTACTACTGATAGCCCTACGTTTACTAACCTTACGTTAAGCGGCACTGATTCTGTAAAAGTACCCAGCGGAACTACCGGTCAAAGAAACGGTAGCCCAGCTAACGGGATGTTTAGATATAACTCGACAACTGCTGAGTTTGAGGGTTATCAGGATGGTGCTTGGGGTTCTATTGGCGGTGGTTCTGCTGACATTACCTTAAATCAGTTTACAGGTGATGGTTCTGATACTACGTTTACGCTTAGTGGACTAGCGGCAGAAAACAACACCTTTGTATATATTGACGGTGTATACCAGAGCAAAGACAACTACACTGTAAGCGCCGCAGACCCTGCTGTTCTTACGTTCTCTACTGCGCCTCCTAATACCACAGCCATTGAAGTTATGAGTGCGGCTATCTCTGTTAGCAACATAGGTACTCCAAGTGATAACACCGTGTCTACAGCTAAGATTGTAGATGGTGCTGTTACTACTGCTAAACTTGCTTCTACTCTGTCGATTCAAGACTTAACGCTAACAGGCACAGGCGCTGTAAAAATGCCTACAGGTACGACAGCCCAACGTCCTACAGGTGTTGCCGGACAGCTTCGTTACAACTCAACGACAGGTGGGTTTGAAGGCTATACAGACGCTTGGGGGTCGGTAGGTAGTGACATAACTGATTACATCACTACAACGCCTACGTTGTCTAGTTCTGCAAATAACGAAATTACAGTCACTAACCACTCTGCCTATACTTCACCTACCTATATCGTAACAATAGGTGAAACTGTGTTAGTAACGTCTGCAAGTGGTGGGACTATTACTATCGAGGGCAACTACGAAACGACAGGTTCTACAGCAGTAAGTGTACAGGCTGAGGAAGATGGTAAGTTACGTAGTGCTAAAGAAGAGGTTAATGTAACTTTAAATGCTGTGTATAGGTATTACAGACTAACAGGAATGGTTGGTGGTGCTTATCCAATGATTGTGCGTTTTATTTTGTATAAACAGGCTAACGGAAGTTCACCTCTTGCGCTCCCAGATGACGCATTTTCCGCTTCTGTAAGCTATGGCACTTTTTATGACGCTTGGAGGGCTAACAACACAGCATTAATACACGGATGGTGGAATAGAGATGGAACTAAAGTTGACGAATGGTTGCAAATAGATACAGGTTTTCCTATGTCTATTAAGAGTGTTGGGATACAAACTAACGCTAATAACACTTACGGGCTGTATAGTACTGAGATAGAAGCCTCTGTCGATGGTATCACTTGGACAACCCTGACCAATTATTCCTTTTCTCCAGCCTACGCTGACACACTACAAACGGTGAATGTATGAGCATGAAAGAAGATTGCCAAGCGGCTATATATAGCTACGCGCCACAAGAGCGCCAGAACAACGCATATCTATATGGAGAACATAGAGAGTACGTTGAAAGTGTAATTGCGTTTTTAAGAGACAATTACCGTGTCCTCAAAGAACAGGGTGCTACTGAGTGGTACATTGAAGACCACATACAAGAATCAATAGACACGAACAAACCTTACTAGGATTTACTAATGGCTTTAACTAAAATAACGTCAAAGATGACTGACGATACTATCCCACAGAAGACTGCTCATGGGGCTATGAAGCTACCCGTGGGTGCTACAGGGCAAAGACCTACAGGTGAAGCTGGTGATATACGTTATAACTCTACTACTGGTGAGTTTGAAGGCTACACGACAGAGTGGGGTTCTATTGGCGGATCAGAAGCAACAATTGCGCCTACATTGACCTCTTCAGACAATGTTATAACAGTCACTAACGCCAGCAGTTATGACCAACCAGTTTTTCTTGTAAAATCAGGAAATAATGTAGTAGATCAAACCTACGATAACGTGGCAGGTACTATTACACTTGGAAATGAAGTTTTAGGAAATATCGTTACAAATGTTTCACTTACAGTCCAAGCGCAAGACTTTGGGTTAGCAGGAAGCGATGAGAGTACCGTGTCTGTTACTTATGCACCAGCCTTTAGATTCTATAGGTTTAGGAATTTTACTTGGGGTAGTTCATCTGCTCCCTATATATATAGATTAGCTTTATTCTCAGGACTTAATGGAACAGGAACAACAGTTGCGGGAAATGGCGTAGTGAACCCAATGTATTATACCGCTTCGTTTGCACATGAGAGCTACCCATTTGTTAACGCAACGAGTGCTACCAATTCGGGATGGTGGCTTTTAGGGCATCAGCAATCGCAAACAACATCATCTGATTATTTTACTTATTATGTAAGTTCCTCCAGTTCCCCTGTTACGGTTAGAAGCGTACTTGTATCCACTAACGGTTCATATAGATTAGCAACTGTTGACCTTCAAGGTTCTAACGATAATGCCACTTGGACGGAATTAAAAACAATTACTCTGCCCACTGGAACAAGTGGCGCTCAGACAACAACGGTGAACTTATGAGCATGAAAGAAGACTGTCAACAAGCCATTTATGGATACGCCCCACAAATGCGGCAAACCAACGCTCTTCTTTTGGGAGACTTTAGAGAGTATGTTGAAGAAGCAGTTTCATCCTTGAAAGCGCACTACCATGTGCTTAAAGAAGCAGGTGATACAGAATGGTCTATTCCAGATGACCTTAAAGAGAGACTAGACGCAGACAAACCTTACTAGGGCATAAAATGATTGATCCAATCACAGCAATGTCGGTAGCAGTAAATGCGTTTGGTACTATTAAGCGTATGGTGTCTGCTGGCAAAGAAGTAGAGGATACCCTTTCACAGATCGGGCGTTTCTATGGTGCTGTATCTGATCTTTCGGAAGCAAAACGTCAGGCTGATAACCCGCCACTGTTTAAGAAGATTATTTCATCGAAGTCTGTTAACGAAGAAGCGATGAATACATACGCTCGCAATAAGCGAACTCAGCAGATGGAGCGCGAACTTAGGGAGTTGCTGATGTATACCTATGGGAAAGAAGGCTACAATGAACTTGTACAGCTACGCAGGTCTATCGCTACCCAAAGAGAAAAAACAATCTACCTGCAAGAACGAAAGCGCAAGGCTCTATTCTGGAATAGCATACAAATCACTGGGATAGCTATACTTGGCTACGCAGTTTACTTTGTATTCGCACTAATATTAGGAGCCATAAATGGCAACGGTTAAGGAAGCACTTTTAAAGCTGGAGGCTCACGAGCGTGAATGCGCAGTAAGAATGCAGGCTATCGAGGAAAAGTTTGAGCGTATAGAGAAACGACTCGACGACGGCTCTGCTAAGTTTGATCGTTTTGATATGGTCGCTAGAGGTATGTATGTACTTATTATTGGCCTGTATTGTGTGGAGAAAATGTACTAATGCTTAAATTACTACTTGGCCCCATTGCAGATTTAGCTGGCGGGTTCCTAAAAAATAAAGCTGAACAGTCAAAAGCAAAACACGAAGCCAAAATGAGCGTGATTCAGAATGATTCTGACTGGGAAGCAAAGATGGCTGATGCTTCTGCATCGAGCTGGAAAGACGAATTTTGGACAATTGTGTTAGCGATACCCATCTTTATGGTTGGCTGGGCGATTATCACTGGGGATATGACCGTGGTGGATAGAGTAAAAGAAGCATTTGCCGCCCTCAATGATCTGCCAGAATGGTATCAGTACCTACTGTTTGTGGCTATTTCCGCTAGCTTTGGCATCAAGGGTGCGAGCAAACTAATGGGTATGCGCAAATGAGATACTTTAATCGAGCTGACTTCGACTGTCAGGAGACCGGCAACAACGAGATGAGTGACGATTTCTTGGTAAAACTTGATGAGCTACGTCATGTGTGTGGTTTTCCCTTTATTATAACCAGCGGTTACAGAGACCCCAGCCACAGCATAGAGGCGCGAAAATCAAATCCGGGCACCCATGCACGCGGGATTGCCTGCGACATCAAAGTATCCAATGGTAGTCAGTCGTATGCTATCATTAAGAACGCGCAATCAATGGGATTTAATGGTATAGGTGTAGCGAAAACCTTTATCCACGTAGACACTAGAGATACTACCCCCGTAGTCTGGTGCTACTAGAACGTACATAGGTGTTATATGCCGCTAAAGAAGTTACAGCTAAAGGCCGGAGTAAACCGCGAGAATACTAGGTACACCAGTGAAGGTGGATGGTATGAGTGCGATAAAGTACGGTTTCGTCAAGGCACGCCGGAAAAAATAGGTGGGTGGCAGCGTATATCTGCGTCTATATTCGACGGAGTATGCCGTTCTTTATGGAACTGGGTAACTCTGAGCGGGCAAAATCTTGTGGGGGTAGGTACGAACCTAAAGTTCTATATTGAACAAGGCGGGCTGTACTACAATATAACTCCAACACGCGCTACTAATACGCTGACTAACCCGTTTACCACTGTATCTGGTTCGGCTACTGTGACTGTTACAGATGCAGCGGGGGGTTATGATCTTGGGGACTTTGTTACGTTTAGTAACGCTTCCGCAGTTGGCGGGTTGACCCTCAATGGCGAGTTCCAAATCCAAACAGTAGCTTCTGGTTCATACACCATAACAGCTTCTAGTACAGCTTCTAGCGCGGCTACGGGTGGGGGTACTGTAACTGCTGTTTATCAGCTAAATGTCGGCCCTGCGCAAGCCACGCCTCTAGTAGGTTGGGGAGCAAGTACGTGGGGGTCTGGAGCGTGGAGCACGGGTGCAGCTTCTACAGAGTCCATACGGATATGGAGTCAGGCTAACTTTGGAGAAGACTTATTGTTCTCGCACGACAATAGCCCCATATATTTTTGGGATGCTAGTGGTGGAGTAAGTGGTGTGGGTGTAGAGTTATCTACCCTATCCGGCGCGTCTGATGTACCCACTACGCAAAAGTTTGTTTTAGTGTCTGATATAAACAGGTTTGTATTTTGTTTTGGAGCTAACACCTTGGGTAGTGCTATTCAGAACCCTATGCTTATCCGGTGGTCAGATCAAGAAGATGCTACTAACTGGACTCCCGGTGCAACAAACCAAGCAGGCGATCTCGTACTGTCTAATGGCTCAAAAATCGTGGCCGCCAAACAAGCACGTCAGGAAGTACTAGTGTGGACTGACTCAGCCTTGTATGCACTACAGTACGTGGGCGCTCCAGTGGTATGGACTGCGCAGTTGGTAGGAGAGAACATATCTACCGCTTCTCAAAACGCTGTGGCATACGCCAATGGCGTAGCATACTGGATGGGTAGAGATAAATTCTACATGTATGATGGCCGTACTAAACCCCTAAAGTGCGACCTACGTAAGTTTGTGTTTAACGACTTTAACGAAGAACAGTACGACTCCGTGTTCGCGGGGACTAATGAATCGTACCACGAAATATGGTGGTTCTACTGTTCAAGTGATTCTCTGGTTGCTGACAGGTATGTAGTGTATAACTACCTAGAACAAGTATGGTACTACGGCACCATGACGCGCAGTGCGTGGCTTGACTCTGGACTGCGTACCAACCCTTTAGCAGCTACGTACACCTACAACTTAGTAAATCAAGAGCAGGGCGTAGACGACAATGAGACAGGTGTTACAGCAGCTATTCCTGCCTATATCACCTCCGCGCAGTTTGACTTAGACGATGGGCATAAGTTCGCGTTTATATGGCGTCTAATACCTGACATACGGTTTGATGACTCCGAAGCAGGGTCTCCCAGTGCTACTATGACATTGCTCCCGTTAACAGATTCTGGTGCAGGGTATAACAACCCCACGTCCGTAGGAGGGTCTAACAGCGGCTCAATAACGCGCACCGCAGTGCTACCTGTAGAGCAGTTTACAGATCAACTTTATACTAGAGTGCGTGGACGGCAGCTATCAATCAAGGTAGAATCTAGCGATATTGGAGTTACTTGGCAATTAGGTTCTCCCCGTATAGATATGCGACCTGATGGCAGACGATAATGGCTGTAGACAATACTAGGTATGACGTACCGTTTCGTGCTCCGGCGCTACCGTATCCCCCGCAGGTATACGACCAAGAGTCGTTTGAAGAGTTTAACAAAGTACTGCGTATTTACTTTAACCAGCTAGATAACGCACTGAGAAACGCTATGGCAGTTCAAGAACCCTACGAGCTACAAGTATCAAAAGGTCAGGTAGCTGGGGCTAGTACCGTATACAAGTTTGGGTTTAATCCTGACATAAATGGCACTGAAGAGACTGTGTGGGGTACTGGCGGTAACTACCCTTACCTTACATCTGCTTCCACTGTGTACATAAGTAGTTCTAGCACTGCCGATTCTAACGGGGGTACGGGAGCTAATACTGTAACTGTAGAAGGTGTGGACGGCAGCTACAACGCCAAGAGCGTAACTGTTAATATGAACGGTCAGACTCAGGTGCAGGTAGGTGATGCTAGCTCGTGGTTACGTGTTAACAGGATATTTGTAGCTACCTCTGGTAGTGGTGGCACGGCTGCGGGAGACGTATACGTAGCTAATAGCGGAGTAAGTTCTGGAGTACCCACAGGAGTTACGTATGCACACGTCACACAGGGAGATAACCAGTCTCAGATTGCTGCTTACACAGTCCCTGCCGGACACTCTCTGTACCTAGACGACGTTACGTTTACCTCTGCAATATCTCTAGCAAACAAACACGTTACTGCAAGTTTCGTTACACGAGACTTCGGTTCTAATACGTTCCGCACGCGCATAGTACAGACCATGCAGAGCGCCTTGTTAGTGCTACCACTCACGTACCCGTTCAAGATAGAAGAAAAGACGGATATAGAGTGCCGAGCGTTTTCCGATACTACCAACGTAGAAGTGGGGGCGTCTTTTCAAGGCATCCTCATAAAGAACTAATGGACATGAGGAAGTAGGGATGGGCGGTGGATCGTATAGTACAAACAATCGCGTCAATGCGGCAGTAGCATCAGCAGCAGCGTCTCGTGCATCTACTCCTGTTTTTACTGATGAAGATGTAGTTGACGATACTATAGCCTCTGAAATATCGTCTATGGTAGAACAGGCTTATAATACAGGCGATTTACGCGATCCTGTTTCCCCCTCTCTTATACCTAAAGACCAAGCTTACGATCCAAGATATCAAGACCTTTCAGCATGGGCAGACAGTAGAATCCCTCCTATGATATGGGATGCTTCTAGAAAAATGAGCGTACCTAATCCTGCTTATGTTGCTCCTGATTATTCAGGACTAGAACACTGGAACGCTTTAGTTGAAGCAGACATTGACTGGAATTCCAGCAACCTACTTGAACTTACTAACCTAGTACAACAACAAGAAACAGAAAAGTACGATTTAATTCCTCAAATAGAGAACTTCAGCGCTTTAGACCCTGACACTGCTAGACAAAAGATTTCTTTAGACGAAGCCAACAGGATGATTAAGGACTTCGGCGTATCGAGAGAAGACGCTGAACAATGGTACTCTGACATCCTTGAGCTTACAGAAGGCCGTTCTCTATACGCACCTATTAGTCCTGAACTGTCTGATTTAGCTAAACAAAAAACACAGATGAAAGACGAAGGGTACGCTAACAAAACAAACGCATGGTTCAACGAATTAGACGGTCTGAAACAACAAGACCCAGCTTCTTTTACGTCTTCCTTTGATGAAATGCCTATACAAAGTAAATTACAGTATTTGTACAGGACTTACGAAAAAGGCGAGTTAAGTAAAGAGGAGTACAAAGAAAACTTTAAAAACACTGTCAATGCTAATTACGATCCACAGTTAAACCCTAACACTAAAATAATAATAGATATTAAAGGTAATGATTATTTAGTAGATGCTAATAATGTTTTCGGCAAAATGACTGACCCCTTCTTTTTAAAGCTTGGTTCGTTTTATGCAGATGATTCTTTGTACTTTCCCTCAGAAGATATGTCGGAAGGTGCTTGGCTACAGACAATAGGGACTGGTCAGAAAAGTGCAGAGAATAAAATAGAAGATTTACTTGAGCCTAGCACAGGGTCTTTCTTTTTTAATAACCCTGCAACTCAAATAGCGAGTCTTGTTATACCGGGTTTTGCACAGGCAGCGGCACTAGTTAAAGCAGCGGCTGGCGAGACCATGCACGCTAGTGACTTGTTCGCTGCGGTAGGGGGTTACGATCTTGTGTCGGCAAAGTTTGGAGAGTTAGCAGAGGGGCTTGGGGCGAGCGCCGGAGCCGCTACAGGAAGTGCGATTTTTGCAGACGCGGTTACTAAAGGCTCACTAAACGCCGTTACTGCTTTAATAACAGATCAAGACCCCTTAGAAGCGTTCCTTATAGGCGGGGTGCAAGTGGGGGTTGGTCGTGTACTTGACAAGGTAAACGAGCTTACTAATGGATCGATGGACGCCCTACTTAATGGGGATGGCGCTGTTGTAAGTGAGGACACACGAGTTTTTAACGCCGAGGGAGAAGTAATAAGTGGGACGCCCGCTGTATACGCGGGAAATATAGCGTACGACTTGATTTCGGAAGGTATAGCGTCTCAACTAGCCACGGGCGAGATAGATGAAGTTCGCATGGCAAATATAATATCGGCAGCAGCTATCACTTCCGAAACGGTAGGTAATTTAGTAGGGGAACGGCTACCTCCGGGCGGGATAGAGATGCTAACACGTTCTCTACAAAGCACCCTTACAGCCGCCGCTTCGGGCGGTAGCGGATCAGACGCCTTCCAAAGAAGTATGGCTGTCCAATTAGAGAGGGCAGTTGGGCAAGCACTACAAAACAATACGTTTGCAGAAGACGTTGCCGAATTATGGGATAGAGCGTCAGGTGACTACGGTACCCTATACGCGCAAGTTGACGCTGCTGACGAAGCCGCCGAGAACCGTGCCGAAGCTGCTAGACAGGTAAATGACGCAAACCAAGCTATAACTGAAGGGGCAGACAACTTAGCGGCTCTTGCAGAGACAGCTAATGGCATACGTGATGGTAGGGATATAGGAGAGTTAAGCGCAGAAGAAGTAAACGCTTATGATGCAGCTATGGATGCGTACAACGAAGCGGAAGATGCATTTACTACCGCACTAAACGATCAGTACCTACCTACTCTAGAGGCGGGGCAGGAAGCGTATGACGCCGCAACAGACGCGTACA